TTGGTAATTGCGAGTCGGAACCGATGGGCAATCAAAATCGGTGGTCCCGCCGGTTAGGTTAAGGTCTACTGATACGTTAGACCAAGTTGCAAGGTCTGAGCAACAATCGGAGCAACAGCAACCGCTAGGAGCGGAAAGCGAAGGCCCGGCGGGGGCGGTGGGCGATCCTGAGCACGTTTCGGGCGAAGTATAAACCGTTTTTTCGGCGTAGCATTGGCCGGCGACTCGAGCCCATTCGCTATCGTTTTCGCAAATCTGGCTGCTGGTCGAGCTTACAACCGTCGGCGCGCCCCAAGTCGCTGTAGCGCAATCGTAGGTACTGCGCCAAACGCGCTTGCAACACAAGCACGCGCATGAACCGCACGAAAAAGCGCCGATCGACTCTTCCATTGGTTAGCATGCGCCTTGTATTAAGTCGTAGAAATTGCAACCCTCGGGAATCGTAAACGCAACCCATTTGCCGGAAGCCGATATCGCGCCATAGTCCGAGCGCACGGCAACCTCTTCGCCTGTCGCCGCTAATGTTCCGCCGTAATTGTCCCAAACTTCGACGCGGCCCGTTGTCGATCCGAGCGTAATTGCGGCAAGGCTTTTGCCTTTGAAGATCTGGCCGGCCGGGTAGGCGTTGATTTCTAAAACGCACCATTCCGAGCGTGGGTAGCTGCTGCCCAAGTTGTTATGCCGGAGCTTGATTCGAAACGGGCCGCTAAGCGCTGATTCGATCGTATTTGGCGACTTGGCCGACATACGGGCGAAGCGATGGTGAGCGTAATTGACGGTAATTTCTCGGGCGAAATGGCCTGATATTTTGGCTTGCACGAATCCGTCGTCGGTGTCTCCGACGACTTTGTCGAGAAGCACGGCGAAGACGGTGTGGGCCGAGCCAATGCCGGTACCGGCGCCGTTGTAAGTTGAAGTGCCTTCGAGCCAGCAACCTAGCTTTTGGAATTCTTCATTATCGATAGGCTGGCCTGAGCAACCTTGAAATTGAGCCGAGCCGGTGGCGTTGGGCGTCGATCCTTGCGGCCCGAGGATCGGCAACACGTCGTAGCGGTTGTAAGTGCCTGAATTGACTTTGAGCGTGATAATCTTGCCGTCTTCGCGCATGCTGTCGAAGTCGGCCGGGGTGCGCATTTGCGGCGGAATGAGGCCGCCGCGGCGGTAGGCATTAATCATCGATTCGGCGTCATTAAGAAGCCGGGCGGGGATCACTTTTTGTCGCGGCGCGAATGTCATGGCAAAAGCACGCTCAAAGGAGACCAGTCGGCGGGCTCGTAAATTTGATGGACGTAAACTTGCTTGGCGGTTCGCCCGATTAGGCCGGCGGCGGAAGCGAGCGGCCCCCAATCCACCCATAGAAAATCATGTGCGTCTTTGGCGATGCCGCTAATGGTCCCGATATTTAATCCTGTTTCGTTTTTGGCTTCGAAAAAATAGAAATGAAATCGAATCGCCTCGTCTTCCTCGGTCATATCCGAGCCGAGGTATAGCGCTTCACCACGAAAAAAGCTAATAGTTGTCGGCGAGCCAGGCGAGAACATAGTAAAGGCGATCGTGCTTTCGTTTGTTGTAGTCTCAATCGACTTTAGGTCGTCGAGTAAAGTTTGATCTACTGAGGCTTTCGGGTAGACGACTTCGGCGGTCCAATCCTTGCCCGTAAATATCTTCGGGCATCCACCAATTTGCCGCGTGGATTCATCCACGGCGATCGCGCCATCGTCTTCGCGCTTATTGCCGGCCGGGCCAAATGCCGTTACTCTCGCCGGGTCGGTCGCAGATATTTGCTCTTGAATGGCGCGGGTGCGGTAGGACCATCGCGCCGGGTCGGTTAGCTTAACCGGGGGAAGCTTAAGCGGCGGCCTATGCGTTTCACGCTCGCGCTCGGGGGCATTGGCTGGCCCCCATTTCATGGCAACGCGGTAAGTGCCTGTAACGTGGCAAAGCTCGTCGGCGTTCGGGTCGGTTTGCACCATTCCATTGAGGATCGATGGCGCGTAAGCCGAGCATTGATTTATTGCGTCGTCTTCATCTATGGCGCCAACTACTAAATAGCTGCGCGTTGTCGATGAATTGGCGTTATATCCTGAAGCCCTGTTTCCCGTGAGCGGGTAAACGCCGTCGGTTAGTCCGTCTTTTGGCATTAGGTTATCGCTACCCCCATTCCGTCGGCCGTGTTGCCTGCGATGCGTTCTAGGATCGCGTTGGCTTTATTTTGAAGATCCTCGAGCGGCTTAAACCACGTCACGCCCCCCATAAAGGCCGCGGCGCCGCTGGTCGAGGTGCCGGAAGTGCCGAAGCGATCTTCGCTTTTTGCTTTTGCGCCAGCGTCGGCCACGGCGGCGGGTACGGCGGCCGGCGGTGCTATTGGCTGCTGGCCAATGCCCCAAGCGGCCATATAGGCGGCTTGCTCGGCGTCATACTCGGCGTTCGCGGCTTCTGTTGCTTCCTTGGTTGCTCGCGTTCGAGCTTGCTTGGCGGTGGCTATATCGAGTTCGATTTGCAACCCCTTTTTTGTCGCGTCGTTTAATTCGTTGAAGGCGTCGAAGGCCTCTTGCACGCCGGGAATGAAGGCAGCAAAGCCCGCGGTCATCGCGCCTAGCATCTTTTGGGTGTTGGTCAAAATCGCGGTCCAAGCATGCGTGGCGGCGATTTGGATGGATAGAAAGGCGATTTCGGCGGCGCCGACTAGGTCGCCGTTGCTAAATGCGTCGGCCATGCCGCCAACGGTTTGCCCAAAGGTGGAGATTGCCCAAGCCTGAAAGCTCGCAAACATGCCGTTAAGCATGCCGAGCACGCCGCCGACTTGCTCGCCGGCGCTGGAAATCGAAAGTAATGGCGTAAGCAGGAAGGCGAGGCCAGCGACTAGAAGAGGGATAACGGCAATAACCGCCGCAATGGCCGCCGCAATAAGCAGAAACGGCGCGCCGAAGAATCCAATAGCGGCCGTCACTGCGCCGGCGATGACGGTAAACGATGAAATAACCGAAGCCAGCACGGTTAAGGCAACGCCGAAGCCGGCAAGCGCTACGCCGGTTGCTCCAAAGGCTCCAATTGATCCAAGCAGCGCGGCAACCACGCCGGAGTTATTTGATAGCCAATCGTTGGTAGCGACGACAATCGAGATAATTCCATCAGCGATTGGGCCGAAATAGGGCGCAAGTTGCGACGCGAGCACGCCGGCGAGCCCTCGAAGTGAGCCGGTAAGCTTCGCGACGCTGTCGTCGAATTTGGCAAGCGCCGAAACGCCGTCGGCGGAAAGCACTTGGCCGAGGCCTCGGGCTTCGCCGCGCATCTTAGAAATGCCGGCGGCGCCTTCCTGCAAAAATGGAAGTAATTCGAAGCCTGATTTGCCAAATATTTCATTGGCGGCGGCGGTCTGCTGTGATTCGTCGCCTAGATTTTTGATGGCTTCGGCCACGGCGGCGAAGCGCTGGTCGGGCGTCATTTTTCCAAGCTCTTCGAGGCTTAGGCCAAGACCGGCGAGCTTGTCGCGGCCGGTCCCGTCGGAAAAAGCGATGTTAAGGGCTCGCATTGCCTTAATTAGCCCCTCGAAGCTTGCGCCGCTTTGTTCGGCCCCATATCGCAATTCCTGTAAGGCTTCGGCCCCTACGCCGGTTCGATTCGATGCGTCGTCGACGGCGGCGGCGCTCGAGGCGGCGGCGATGGTGAAGGCGGCAAGGCCGGCCGCGGCTGTCCTGGCGGCGGCTACCATGCCCGCGCCGATCTTGGTTGCCGCCGCGCCCATATTGTAGAGATTGGCTTCAACTTTCCCGAAAACCTGGGCGGTATAGTCGAGGGCTCGAATTTCGACGGCGGCGCCGCCGGCGATGACGTCATTTCGGCTAGCCATTTCCGAAGCCCCCCTCGGCAAAAAGTTTCGGGTAGCGTTCCTGGGCGGTTCTCAAAGCGGGCTCCATAAAGGGCCGCGGCTCGAGCCGACGGGTAACGGCTTCGACGATGCGACGCCGGACGCGGTTCGACGATTCGGAGCGATCAAAGAAAACTCGCCGCTCAAAATAGATCGTTCCGCCATGCTCGAGCACGCCGGGCACTGTATCGCCGACGGGCAAGTCGCGGGCGGCGTTCGTGCGGGCCGGGCCGACAACGCATGCGAAGCGGTCGGCGTCGAAAACGAAGTAAATAAATTCCTTAAGCATGGAGTCGGAGCCATGCACTTTAGGCGGCTGGCCCGGCTTGCTGGCGCTTTGGGAATAGCGAAGCGAGCGGCGGGCAATCGTGCGAGTGACGGCGCCGCAACGCTTGAGGCCACGAGTTTTGAGTTGGTCGACGTGGCGGCGTACCTTCGGCCCGTGGAAGAAAAAGGCCTTGGCCTGATTGGCTTCGAATTTGAGGACGGCAACCATTACCAATTAGCCTCTTTCGTAATTCCTGCCGATCGGGCGCGGGCTTCGTATTCGATGGCGGTGGGCTCGGCTTTGCGGGGTCGCAAGTTGTGCGGCAAGAAAACCTCGGGCGAGATTGCCTTGCCGCTTTGGATCGTGGCGGCGACGGCATAGTCGGAGGCCTTCGCCTTGAGCTTGCCGCGCTTCATTTCTTGGATTTCAAAAAAGGTGACGGAGTGGGGATCTATGCCAAGGGCGCCGGCTGCTTCGCGGTGGCATCGGAGTAAATCGCCCGGTTTAATTGCTGGTCGATTAGCTTCGGGGCCTCGGTTTGGATCGCCTTCCGATATTTCGCATCCTCGGTGGCTCGAAGCTTCGCCGCTTCCTCGAGCTCGATTGCCTGAAAGGCCTTTAGCTTTTCGAGTTGAGCGGCGCGGATGGCTTCGAGGTGGCCGAGAATTTGGCGGAGCCGTGATGCACGGGCGCCCGAGAAAAAAACGAGGATTGCGCCTTGTATCGCATCGAATGCCGCGTCGAAAACGCCGCCATTAAAGCCGTCGGCGAAGGCGTCTTCGTCGATTCCGCGGTGTTTGGCTTGCTCTTCGCAAAGTATCCAAAGCGCCGCAAGCAAAGTTCGCTCGTCGGTAAGGGCCGCTAGCGGGCCATTCTTGAGGTCGTCGGCCTTCCAAATATCGAGCTTTAAGGCCTTGTCGAGTCGCTTTACGTCCGAAGGTCGAATAACGACGGACCATTCGCGGCCTTCGGTATCGGTAAAGGTGGTCGGGTATTCTCTCGCCGGCGGCGTGGCGTCGTCGGCGATCGGTTCGGCGTTTTCCTGCATAGCTTTTGCTTCGCGTTGCTAGGGTGTCTAAGTGGGTTAAGTGGTGATTTTGACTTTTTGCAAGTCGATGGCGCCGGCGGCGGGCTGGAAGGTGAAAGTGACCATCTGCACGCCGTCGACCGGGTACGGGTCGGACATTTCCGAAATGATGTAGGGGCCTTTAATCCCGATGCACCCTACGTCGGCGATGGCTCGATTAAGCACGGCTAAGTAAACGACGGCCGCGTCGTCGTCGTCGGCGGCCCAAAAGGCATCAAAGCACGCAAGGAAGTTCGCGTCGCTGTAATTCTCGGGGCATTCGATCGCGAGGTCATGAGTTTTGCGGCCGCGGATATAGCCTTCGAAGAGGCGCGAGCGGTCGCCGACTTCGTAGGTTTTGACTTTCTTGCTATTGGGCGTCACGTCGCGGGCGCCGCTCCATGTCACCCAAGTCGGCGTGCCGTCGGTCCCAGTGTTGCGCAGCACTTTAGAAAGGTGGCTCGAGCGGGCGGTAAATGTTGTGGCCATTTGTGGGGCTTCCTTATGCGCTGTCTTTGGTGTGGCGGTAAGTCAATCGAATTACGGCCATCGCTATCGAGCCAATAGCGAAGGCAGTGTCGTCGAAGATGGTTTCGATTTCGCTTTCGTTGTCGTCGAGATATGCGTCGTTGGTTTCGTCTTCCGGATTGGCGAAAAAATAAGCGTGAATGGCCGAGGCGAAATTGCCGACGTTTCGGGTATTGGCTGCTAAGTCGCTCGGGCAATTCTGCAAAATATGGATGATGACTTCGCTGGCGTGCTCGAGCTTCGTTGGGTGGCGATCGCGGCGGCGAATGATTGGCCGAGAAGGCACGACGCGAATCTCGACGCCGGTTGCCGTGAGCTCCGATTGGCCCGCGCTAAAAGCCGATCTAACGACGACGGTGGCGGCGTCGAGCGTCGAGTCGGCAATTTTGGCTTCGATCGCGGCGGCAATTCTGTCGCTAAGACCGAAGACGGGCGCGGTGAGCATTTAGGAGGCCGGTGGCTTGGGTACGGTGTGGAGGGTTCTGATTTGGTGGTAGTTGTCGCCCCAATCCCAAACGCGGCGGTTTGGCCCTAAGGCGAGTTGATAGAATTCGGTTTCGCCGGCGGCGGTGGTAACGTCGAGCGTGTCGCCGGGTGCGGGCGTGATTTCGGCCGAGTCGATTAGGAGCTTGGCGGCCTCGACTTCCCAATCGGCGGTTGCGGCGTTGAATGAGCTCGAGCCGCCGACGCTTTGGTCGGTTTGGCTTTGGGCTCCAGGGGCCACGCAAACGCTTACGCTGTCGGCGCCGCGCCGGTAGATGGCTCGAAGCCCGGCGACTTTGAGCGCCGAGCGAAAGGCCATTAGCGAGGCGGCGGCGATTGGCGTTGACATAGGCTCGGGTTACTCGACGGGGTGGGCCGCCGAAACGGCTTCGGAAAGCGTAATTACGACTTCGGGGTCGACTTCGACAACCGAAGCCCCAAAATTGAAGGCCTCGGCGTCGAGGATCGCGTCGGCAAGCTCGGCCGTAGGCGGTAAGGCCTTGGCCGCTTCGATGACGGCTTGGAGGTGCGGGCGCGGGCTGAAAAAATGTTCGTCGGGTGATTTGTCGAAGCCCTTTCGCATGCCGGCCGCCATATCGCGGGCGATGACGGAAAGCGGCGGTAAGGCGTTCGGGTTTGATTTCTTGGCCATAGCGGGTTGACTTGCTCCGATGGTGGGCGGTTGTTGTGAGCGGTTGTTGTGGGCGGGCCGTTTAGGAAGCCGCAATGAGCGCGGCGAGTTTCTTCTCGAGGGCCGCAATCTTTTCGTTTAGCGGGGCTTCGATGGCCGCAACATCAACGGCCGGCGGAACCGCGGCGAGCTTCGCTTCGAGCTCGGCGATTTTGGCTTCGAGCTGGGCCACGTCGACCGGCGCGGGAACGGCGGCGAGCTTCGCTTCGAGTTCGTCAATTATTTTTTTCGCGGCGTCTTTTTGCCCGATTAAGTCGTCGACCGTTTTAGACCATTGGCCGTTAATTTCGACTTGCTCGGAGAGCTTTGATTCGAGCTCGGAAACCTTCGCCGAGTCGCCTTCGCCGCTCGGCGTTGCGTTGGCCTTGGCGAGCTTGCAGAGCTCGAGCAACTTATCGGCCGGGGCGTGCATTAGCTGTTGGCCGCGGACAATGGCGCGGGTTTCGATATCTTCGATGGCCTGGGCAAGTTCGGGATTCATGCGAGCAACCTTTCAGGGGTGAGCCGTGAGCCGTAGCAAAGCCCCACGCCGGCGACGGCTCGACGCCGACGCGGGGCCGCGAAGCAACTAGCCTAGAATTTCAATTTGGTCGTGATATTGGCGGTCGAAGCGTTGCTCGCGCCCGTCTTCACGACTTTTACGCCGAGATACTTTTTGCAAGTCGTCGGCAATCGCACGTAATAAGTCGCGCCCGCCGCGCCCGCGCCGCTGGCGCCGGTGAACGTCGGAAAAACGGCAAGCGTGGTTGGCGATCCGCTGCTTAGATCGGATGTATCCGAGGTCAGAAGCGAAACAATGATGGTTTGCGTGTCGCCAAGCTGGCTTGTGGTGAAAGTTGGTACGACAATCTCAACCTGCAAGTAATCGGGCTGGAAGTCGTTTAGGCTCGACGCGGCGATTTGAAGGTCGATAGCGGTCTGGTAGGTCGTCGCGGCGCCATTGGGGCACGCCGTCGAGACGTCGGCAAAAAGCTTGTCTTGCAGGCTTAGGGCCATTCCGATCTGGAGCCCGCCGGCGAGCAAGCTTAGAAGCAAAACGAGAATCGAGGGGAGCATGGTAATCGGTCCTGTGGTGATTGATTTGGAGGCAGGCCGCATTGCCCATCGCAACGCGGCAAAGTGCTACGGAAGCCCGAAGGCTCGCCGCTCTTAGAGGGCGAGCGTTTCGGTGTTTAGTAAGTTGTCAGAATAGAAAATCGGGATCTGTTGCCACTGGACGGGCAAGTCTGCTTCCTTGCCGCTGTCGCTGGTCGCGGTGCGGGCGCGCTGCAATTGGCCGCCGCTGCGGGGCGTCATGTAGATTGCATTTGGCGGACGGCCCGCGGGGAATTTCTCGAAGAGTTGCGACAAGAGGGAGTCGGTGAGGCCCTTGCCGCTGTCGGTCGTCAATTTCTTGATGCGACCAACGCCCGATTTTTGGAGAATTTGAAGCCCGATATTATTGCCGAGCTCTTGATGGTAGGCGGTGTAGGGTCGGCTATTGCTGTCGTAAACGTCGCGCTCGGTGACTTCGGAGAGCGGCAATAGGCCATCGTTACCGAAAACCCATTGGACGTCTTGCACGCCCCATCGTACCATCCAAACGGAGCTCGCGACGTTGTCGGTCGTTCCGGCCGCGTCAACAACCATGTTGGTAGTGTCGAGCGTACCTAGCAGGCCTGGATAACCTTTCGCGTCGCCGAAGGTCGTATTCTGGCCATAGTAGAAGCACTTCGAGGCCATTTGCATTTGGCTTTGAAGGTGGCCTTGTAGCTCCATTGCAATCAAAGCGGCGGGGCCGTCTTCGCTCGCGTCGGCGACTTGCTTGTCGGCGTAGGCCTTCGCGTTAAGGAAAAAAGTTTCGATGATCTTGTTTTCGTAGCTCGAAGAGCCGCTCGCGTGGCCTTCGTTGGCGTTACGAAAACCGCCGGTCGGTAGGGCGGTACGGTGGAGCGTCTTATAGAGAAGCCCCTTAATCGTGCGGCCGATCGCTACGCCGGGAATGGCGTTTTGCATGCCGCCGATAATTTGCATGCCGGTAAGCTCGGGGCATGCCTTAATCGACTCTTCGACAATGCCGACGACGTCGTCGGAATGGCGCTTTTTTGCGAGCGTCAAAAGGTTTAGGTAGGTCGCGGTCATTGGCGGAAAATCCTTTCAAAAAACGGTTTGCGGTCGTGGGTCGGGTTAGTTGCGGTTGCTGCGCAGGTGCTTGGGCATGAAGCGTTCGGACTGAGCCGCGGCGGCGAATGGCCCGAGGTGGGCATAGCGATCGGCGGCGAGTTTGACTCCGGGCGTGCTCGAGACGGGCGAGGCTTCGCCGCGGTTGGCGACGACGGGCGGCTTGGCGAGTTTCTTCTCGAGCTCGCCGGCCGTGGCCTTGGTCGTTTGAAGATCCGCCGAAAGCTTGTCGAGGTGCTTTTCGAGGGCGACTTCGTAGCTGTCGCCGGCGGCAAGGTATTCGATAGCGTCGGCGCCGAAGCGCTTCGAGAATCGGGCGAGCTCGGCGCGGCTTAACATTTCTGCGCCCGCCGGCGTCGGAGGCGTGGCGGGGGACTCCGACGCCGGCGCAGTCTCGGCGTGCTCGGTTGGCGTAAATTCGGCGGTATCGTTGGGGTCAGCTGTTTCCTCGGCGATGATGGCCGCGGCTTCGGCTTGCTCGGCGGCCTGTTCATCGGTCGAAGCTTCGGCCACAACGGGCGGCGAGGCCTCGGCAATCGCGGCGGCGGAAAGCCGGGCGAGTAGTTCGGCGGATGTCGAAGAGTCGGCGCCCTGGGGGCAAATAGCCATTTGAGCGATCGTCCAATCGGACACGATATAAGCCGGGGCTTCGATCGTTTGACCGTTGACCGTTTGTGTCCCTTCCATCAAATAGCTAACGGAGCCCTTCCAATGCACGGAAGATTGATAGGGAACCGGGGCCACGTTTGAGCCCATCCGGTCGATGATCTGCGAGGCCATATCGCCGGGCGCGAGTGATTCGACAACGGCGTCGCATTCAACGGAGCCGTTGACCACGGCGTAGTTGCTGCAATTGCCGATGATTTCGTCGTCGTCGTGGCAATAATCGAGCGCGGTAACGTCTTGCGGTCTAAAGCTCGACATATCGTGAACTAGCTTCGCGTAGCCCAAGTCGACGGGCTCGGAAGTTCGACAAACAAGCTTGACGCGGGCCGCGGCGGGCTTCGTTCCCTCAGTGGCCGGGGCGACGGCCGATGCGTCAAGCTTGAGCGGTAGCGCCCGAAGGCGCTTTGCGGCTTCGGGGAGCGGTGGCAGTGGCTTGGCGGGTGCGGTGATGGTCACGGGTTAGGCTCCATTTTGGACGGGTGTTTGGTCGGCCGCGGGGTCGACGATCGGCACGACGGGGAAGCCGGCGTAATTGAGGGCCACGCCCTTCGAGCGGGCGTAGTCTTCGAGCTCGGCGCGCTCGTCGATGAGGTCGAAGGCGTCGCCTTGGCCGCGTGATTTGGTGACGCGCTGGGCGCTCGTAAGGCCGCCGGCGATCGCGGCTAAGTCGCCGTTGATTTCTTCGCTTGGTTTCCACCAAGGCATGCCGCGGGCTTGCCACTGGAGGGCGCGGCGAAGCTCTTCCATATCCATGCCGGAAGGCAAAAAGAATTCGCCATCGTCAACGGCAAGGCCGATTCGCCAGAGCGTGAGCCAATTCAACAGGCTTTTGACTTTGTTGCGTTTGGGAGTGCATGAGCGCTCGTAATGATGCCAAGCCGCACGACTTCCGAAGAAGTTCGTAAATGATTCGTTGTAAAAACTGAAAGGAATGTCGAGCGCTTTTAAGCCCAATTGGAGCATTTGCACCATAAAGGCCTGGAATTCGCTCGCCGGCGTGGCGGGGACGATAAACTCGGCGTCGTCGCCTTGCTTCATGTCGAGCATGAAGGGGCCGGAAAAATCGACTTTGTAAGTGCCGTCGTCTTCGGCGGTCGTCGGCACGACTGGCACGTCGCCGTCGCGAGTCAACTTGAGCCCTACAAGCTGCGAAATTTTCGCTTTGGCTAGGGCCAAGTCGGCGTTGTCGTAGATATCGCGAAAACGATTGATGGCCGCGGCAAGGGGCGAAACGCCGCGCATGCTGTCGAATCGCGGCCAATTGGAATAGAGCCGCATATTGTCGGCCGATACTTCGCGCTCGAATTCGAGGCCGCCGCTATCGGTTCGCCGCCATACCTTGTAGGCCAGGGGCTTCGAAGCTTTGTTGACTTTGACGCCCTGCCAATACTTAACGCCGTTGGTTTCGGTGATGACGTCGGCGCCATCGTTGCGAATGCGATCGCCTTCGACTGCTTGGATCGTGCTATCGGCAACGCGCATGATGCCGATATCGCCGTCGAGAATGGATCGCGCTTCAATAAGCCGGACAAACACTTCGCGAGAAAAGCGGCCCGAGGCCTCGAAGTTTTCCTCGAGGCTCCATAGCTCGATGAAGGCTTCCAAGTCGCGTTGGAAGCCCTTATCGGGGTGGCGGCCGGCGAATTCGAAATCACATACGTAATCCTGATGCCGCCTAAGCATCCAACCGACAATTTCAAAATTGCGGTCAAGGTCGCGGGCGTTGGCTAGAAGCTGGTCGCGCTTGTTCGCGGTGAGGATGGAATCTTCCATACCTTTGCGAATCAAAGCCGATTTGCGGCGAGCGCTGCCCGGTTCGCCGGCGCTGTAGTTGAGCTTTTGCGGCGGGCCTTTGCGCGTCGATGGCTTGGCGGCCATGCGCTTCGCGGGGCGGGTGGCGGCGGCCTTAATCATGCCGAGGCCCCCCCAAGGTTAATAAACGCGAGGGCAGGGCGGTTGCTTTTTTGGTTGTCGTCGGCGGCGATCAGTTCATCGCGGCGCTTACGGACTTCGGCGAGGTTGTAGTTAACCGTCTGGCCATTGGGGAGCGTTACGCTATTAACGCCGGCGTCGAGAATCGTGTTTAACTCTCGAATTTTTGCCGCGTTGTTGGCCATCATTTGCCGCCGTGGAGTAGTCCGACGCCTTGGTCGTCTCCGGAATACTAACGACTGGCTCGACTATCGCTTCCGACTTTCTAGGCAAACGCGCAAAAGTCGGCGCCGACTTTTGCGCGCTCTTGGTGGCCTTCGTCGGCGCGGGCGGTTTTTTGGTGGCGGGGCGTTTCTTGGGCGTTGCGGTAACAAGCGTTCGGCCTCGGGAAAACTGCCCGCATTTTGGGTTACTGCATTTGAGCGGAACCCATTCAATGGCCCGGTAAGCTGTGCCGGTTTCTTCGTCGACGCCTTCGAGCTCGCATCGAATGATCTTGCCGGCGCGTTGCTCGAATATATTGCCGCCGCACTTGTTACAAGTCTTTTCGGTCATTGCTTCTCCTTGGTGGGTGGTTTGGTGATTTCGGAGCCCTCGGCGTAACCTTCACTTCACGGCCGCAAATAGGGCATTTGACGATATAGAGCGGCGGCGAATTCCCAAAAACCGAAGGCTCGACGCGGCTGATTGTGTCGCTTTCGAGGCATTCCATTGTCGCCGCACAATGGGCGCAGTAGCCCCAAAATTTTTGGGGCTCGCTAAGCCTGCCAATGATTTCGATGGCCATGGGTGCGCGGTTTCGCTTGCGTTATTCGCCTTCGCTTAGATCGCCGATGGCGCCGGTGTTTCCTGGGCGGTGCGGCCGCACTGGTCGGGCGGGTTGCGGTGCGGGGCCATGGCGTTCGTCATACTCGGCGACGAAGGCGTCGAGTTGCCTTTGGGTGCCGGAGTGGAGGCCGATCGAAACGGCGCCCAAGGCCACGCCGGCGGCGGCTAGTAGTATTGCTAGCACGGAAAACACGGTTTCGCTTTTCATTTTCCATATCTCCTAAATCTGAATAGGTTTAACGCGGTTTCGGGGTTGCGGCTTTTCGCTGCTAGCACTTGCTGCCGGGCTGCTAGCAGGGGGCACGACGCTTAGGCCCATCATGGAAGCGGCCACGCAAGAGCCGACGACGCAATCGCCGAGGTGATTGTCGGGCCGGCTGGGCTTAATGCGCCACACTTCGCACTGTGCGCCGTTTTTGTCATTGGTCAAAAGGCTTCGCGTTTCGGCCGTGAGGTGGTCGTATAGCATGCGATTCTCGCCGGGCTTGGTGCCTGCAAATAGGATCGCGTTGCGATCGCCCGGCGGAAGTCGGAGCCGGTCGGCGGTGAAGCTCTTCCAATAGTTGACGTCGATAATGACGTGCTTCGAAGATCCTCTCGAGGCGGGCCGCTTTAGCGTCCAATGCTCGCCTTTTCGTTCGCCTTGGCCGGTTCGCCAAAGGTGCATTGGCGAATCGGTCGGCCCGATGCCCTTGCCGACGCTCGGGATGGCTCGGCCGGATGCAATCGGATGCGTTCGACAAACTTCGTGGATTATGTCGGCGACGCGGCCTTCGCTGGCGTCAATTAGCACAAGGGCGAGCCGGTGGTCGGTACCGTCTTCGCCGTGCCACAAGCGAGCAAATAGGACGTTGAGAAGGTCGACAAGCCCGGCGCGTAAGGCGGCCTCGAAGCTATGACCCGGGTAATGAGTCGCGAGCGTTCGCGAAAGCTCTTTAAGCGTGAAATACTGGCGGCCCTGCTCGGGCCAAGTTCCGTAATCGATGACGGAGCCGCCGAGGTTCGGGCCAAAGGCCGAGGCGGCCCAGTAAAACGCGTTGTGCTGGACGTCGATAAAGGCCGAGACAAGTTGCGCCGCCATCGGCACAACGCCTCGAGCGAGCCCGTTTTGGCGGTGCCAAAGCTCGGCGACGGTAAGGTCGGCCGTTTGCTTTTTCTCTTGCTTCGGCTCCATCTGGAATTCGGCCGGAAATCCCTCGGGATCTTTGGCCCGAAGGTTCATCGCATGCTGTAGCGCGTCAACTTCTGTGGGCGTGTGAAAGTAGGGGTCGGCAACTTCGGCGCCGGCTAGCATGGCCTTTTTATTGGCCTTATAGAATCGCGTTGCCTCCTTGCCGATCTTGTCGCCGTTACGAAAGCCGACGGCGAGCTTATCGTTGTATTGGTCCCATAAAAGCTCGTTAGTTGGCCATTTGGGAATGAGCGGAAAGCGGCGGCCGTGCCATTCTGGAAAGCGTTCGCGGTCTAACAAACGTTCGGCTAGATCGTCGGGCACAATGGGAGTGAGGGCCGCAAAGGCCGACATTGATTTGTCACCACCGGCGAGCCCAATAAGAGCCTGTCGGATGAGTTTTTCGCGGAAGTTACATTGATCGACGGAGCGGGCCGAGCGGTCGGTTTGCGGGTCGTCAATGAGGCAAAAGTCCGGCCGCATGCGTTCGCCATCGATGCCCAAATAAAACATGCCGCGGACGGCGGATTGAAGCGAAGCGGCTTGAATGACGGCGCCCGAGCAAGGGTAGGGGTTGCCCTCGGGGTCTGGTATGTATCCAAAAACGATTCGCTTTGACTCCCATCTAACGCCGGTTTTTTGGCGTTCGTAGGTTTGGCCGCGGCAACGGGCCGCCATATCCTCGAGGGCTCGAAAGCAAAAGCAAAGGTCGGGGAAGTCGTCGGCCAATTCGTCGTTAAATTGGAGCTCGTTTTTGATCGACGTAAGCAGGTTGCGGGCGAGCGGGTCGGTAGCGGCGATTGGCACTAGATAGCGGCGAAGGCCCTTTGCAATTCCCCATTGGGCGAGCCCGCAAAAAAGCGACGTTTTGCCGGCGCCACGCCAAACGGCACGGGCTTCGTTGCCGCCATGCTCGAGCGTGTCGGCGGCGTCGCGTATCAAGATCTTATGCACGCCGCAAAAGGGCCGCGAAAACGTTCGACGAAAGTAGGTGCGGAGAAAAAATTCAGGATCGCCGAGGGCCTTTTCGCGTTGCTTTGGATTGGCCGGCATATTGGCCGGGGCAATATCTTTGCCCTCGGCCGCTTTCGATCGTTCGCGCTGGCCGGCTTTCTCGCGTTTGGCGTGGTAGGCGTCGCGGGCGCGGGTGTCGATCGGCTTCGCTTTGATGGCGGGCCGTGGCGGCGGTTTGGGAGTTGGCTTCGGCTTCGCGGCTTTCTTCGGCATTTAGTCCCCAAGCACTGCGCACCATAAACACTCGTCGCCAGCGCCGAGAGTAAACGTAAGCGTTTTCGCATTGGAAGCGACGGCGGCTTGGCGCGGCGACGGAGCGGCCGTTCCGTTGGGCCTTACGTCTTTTAGAAAACGCTCGCCGGGTGCAATGTCGATATCGTTGCCCGAGCCCAATGCGAGATAAGGGTTCGATGCGCCTTGCGTAACGTTCACGACGGCCGCATTATCGGCGGCGGCGAAAACTTCGAGGGCTAGAAGCCGCTTCCCGGTGCAATCGATTGTACTGGACGGGATGCGAGGATCGGGCGCGGCGGTTAGGTCGACCGTGGTTGTCGTCGTGAGCTTGCCGCCGACGACGTAATGCGGTTTGAGAACCGTTTGCGTCGACTTGAACGGAAGGGCCGCAAGCCCGCAACCGATCTTTTCGGGGCTGCTGTCGGGGTCGGACATTAGCGGCGAATCGGAAGTCGACGTTTTGCGGCGGGCTTCGAGGGAAGCGGGCGAAGTAAAGTCAACGGTTGCGGCCATGCTGTGGGCTCCAGGGTGACGCGTGGCCCTTCCCGGTCGCGCCTATTTACTCACGCGCCGAGTCGGGCCGATTCATCAAAAAAGGTGAGCGGTTTACCAATTCTCGAGGGCGCGGCGGCGCCAGCGAAACGGAGCCGAGATAACGCGAGCCGTGCCGCGCAGCAATAAGCCGCCGGCCCGTCGGGCAATTGGGAACAAAGGCCGGCGGCCGTAATAGCCTGAGCAATCGCAATTCTCGCAATCGCAATCGCCCGAGCTGTAGACTGGCTGCGAGTAGTAAACGGGCTGGCTTTGCTGGTAATAGACCGGCGACGGCTGGTAGTAGACTGGCTGGGCATTGTTGGCGACGTAACCCGACGGAAGTTTGTAGGCTTCGGGCTGGACGTAGTAAGCCGGCGCAGTCTGTGGACAAGTCGGGCAATCATTCGCGGCGCGATAGATCGGCGCCGGCTCGGGTTTGTAGTTGATTTCATTTAGCCCGATGATGGCTTCGCCCGGTGCTGGCCTTCCATCGTCGAAGGTTTGGAAGCTGTCGCCGGTGGGCTTGGCCGGGGCCGCGGTCGGCCAATGGTTCGAATCCTCGAGGCTCGGGCCTTTCTCGGCTTGATACAAGGCGACGGCGAATAGCGCGAGGATTGCGGCAAGCAAGCCCCATACGATTGTGGAGTCGTTACGCGGGCGCGTGGCAACTTGAGCGCGATAGGCCCGGTGTGCGGCGTGTGGCATGGCTGCAAATCCTTTCGAAAAAAAGTGGCGTTGTGACAACAAATTGAGCGCCTGCCAGGTCATTTAGCGGCGGCGATCGCTTTGGCGACTTCGGGGTCGTCTTTGAGCTCGAGTAGGTGTCGCAAAATGACGGGCTTCGATAGCGAAGTAAGGTAACGCGGCTGCCGAAGCTTGAGCGCTATTTCGCGAATCGATCGATGGGCCTCGGATTCGTCGCCGGCGGCTAGGTGATTGAGCACGATAGCCAAATCGGTGAGCCCCCATAAGCCGCATACGTTCACAAGCTCTTCGAGGCTCGTTTGTACGTCGAAGGGGTTGGCCTTGGGTGCAAGCGTTGCTCGAGGTACGACGGGCGCCGCGCCGAAGTTGAAGCCGGAAAGCGACGGAGCCGGAGCCGGCAAGCCGGCGGCGGCGGCCGCGGCGTTCGAGCGTCGGTCAAGCAAGAGCTTCACGACGATAAAAGCAAAGAGCGCAAGGAAGCCCCATAAAATCCAGGGCGACGAAGTCCAAATGAAATCGAACAAGCCGAAAAGCGGCGTTATCATGCGGCGGGCCTTTGCTGTTGGGGCTGGTTAAAGAGTAGGTAAGCGACGAAAGCGGCAACGAGCACGAAGGCGGCGCCGAGCGCCACTTGCTGGCCTTCGGTAACTTGCTGGCTATTGCGATTCGGGCGGCGATCGGCAAGAGGCCGGCGGCCGGTATCGTCGGGGAGTGGGCAATTTCCGTCGGGGCAATCTTGGGCCTTGATACCGACGGAGTCGAGTATCTCCGTTGCAAGCGCGGCGCCGGTTGTCGGGATATTGTTTCCCGTTGCCTTATAGACGACGACGCCTTTTGAATTCTGCAAAAGCACGCCGGGCGCCGGTTGGTCGGAATAGCGGGCCGCAAAGACGGTGTCGGGGTTGCTGGCGTCGTGTTCATGGATGATCGCTTGCGTCGAAATGGATTGCAAAACGGGGTCGGACGCGAAGTAGTTGGCCAAGCGGCGCGAGGCCGAGTCGGTCGTTTTGTTGGCGTACCAAATCGACAAATGCCATTTTCCGCCGTCATTGGGAAGCGTTACGACGCGCTCGCCGACGGGGCCGCGGTCGTCGAGCTTTTTGAGCTTAAGCAAGCCGACTTCGAGCTCGAGGCTGTTGACGCGTTCAATTATCACGTTGCCGAGCTCGGCTTGTGACTTGTCGATTTGGTCAAGGCTTTGCGTCGCGTCGTAATAGAGCGCGGCCACGCCGGCGACGATGGCCGCAAAGGCTAACGCTAGGGCTGAGTTTTTCATGTTTCGCCATCCGATTTAGGAAGTAACGCGGGGGGATAGTAGACCGGCGTCCAAGCGAAGCCGCCGTAACCACGCCAAGCCCTGATAAATTCGTCGCGGGGCACGCGCTCGTAGCTTCCCGTGCGCTCGGGCCGGTTGGGGTCGTTATTGTCGAGCAAATAGGCGTAATTTTGATCGAGCCCGACAAGGTTTATCGCATGGCTTGGCTTGTAAAAGATCCCGGCGCCTCGGCGAGTCTGGATGCACCATTCGAGAAATTTTACGTCGCCGTCGAGCGTGTAAGCGTATTTGAGGCCCGCGGCTTCCATGCGTTGGATAAGCCGCGAACTATATTCGCCCCCTTCGTAGGTCTTGCGCCACTTGTCGGCGAGTTCGTAAAGGCCTTGCCATCGCAAAAGCATGACGGTCGAAGCATGCACACAAGAGCCGGAGCCCCAATTTTGCTCGCGCAACTTGGGCGGTAATTCCATCGACGGGCCGACGCGGTAAGGCGGCGGCACGTCGGAGAAGGTCGGCAAGTTGTCGAGGTCGACGGCCGGCGAGCTAGGCGGCGCCGAAGAGGCGGCCACAAACGCGACGGCGGCGGCGACAATCAAAGCGAGTAGGTCGTTTGGCTTCATGCGGCGGCCTTCCTAAGCTTCGCGACTTCAACTTCGATAAAGGCGTCGAGCCACGCCGACACTTTTTCGCCCACAAACTGCGCAAAGGCCCGGCGGATCCATCCGCCGAGGTACGCTTCGAGCGTAAACATAACTGGGCCGCGGGGGAGGCTTTGATAGCAAGCCTCGACTAGCACGCGGGAGCCCCACAAAACGAGCGTTCGCCGCTCGAGGCCCGTAAGCTCGGGCAAGGTGTCGACGCTGGGCACGACGACGGCGGCGAATCGCGAAAGGGCCTCGGCAATGTCGCCGCGGCTGGTATTGGCGGCGGCGGGAACCAGGAAGGCGAGCTCGAGCGCGACGCGGGCCGTGGCTTTATAGGCGGCGGCGACTTGCTCGGAGCGGCTTAGAATGGCGGCGATTTGCTTGGGGGCCTCGGCGGTCATTTCTTGGCGGCCCTCTTGGGTTGTGGGGCGAGCTCGGGCCGCTGGTTGCGGTCAAGTAATTCCTGATTGACCGTTTCGGGGTCGTAGTCGGTCCAAGTTTCCACGCGGCTTCGAGCCCGCACGACGCGACACAAGCCGCCGTCGCGGGTATCGTGCCACGCGGCTTGATAATCGCCGGCGGGCGTCACGTAGGGCAATTGCGTCGGCCTCTTGAGCGATCGCCAAGCCCGCACAACCATTCGCCCGAGGCCGGGGGAATGGTCCCAAAAGATGATTTGCTCGAGCACGACTTCGCCGTCGTCGTTTTGATAATGGTTGACTTCGACGACGTCGCACGACTCGACGGGCTGGCCAATGTGGCGGCCGGAATCGGCGGGCGCGGTGTCGGAAAGCAGGATCGCGGCGACAAGTAGCGAGCGTTTTAGCGTCATGCTGTTAGCCCCTTAGCCTGAGAGTAACGGAGCCCGCCACGTCGCCCACAAGAGCGACGGCGTGGCCACTGAAAAAAGCACGCGGTAGCGTGAAGGATTGGCCGCCGTGTACCTTCAAGACGACTTGCTTGCCGTCTTCGAATTTGGGCGAGAATTGGCGCCAGTCTGAGCACTGAGAAGGGCCGCTCCAAATTTCGATGAGGCCGAGGCTGCTTGCTTCGGGCAAAGCAAGCTCGCCTTCGCGGAATCGCGTCACGTCGACAAATCGGGTGGCCCGTTCGATGCCTGGATAAATCGGGAACGATTCGCCGCCGGCTAGGTTCGTGTTGGCCATCCTGGTCCCACATTTTTCGCACGTTTTTTGTCGCCAATCATTCCCGCGGCTGCATGCTGGGCAGGTTCGCCATCGGGTGACGGCGGGCACGCCCGCAAATACCGCACAAATCACGTCGCGGCTGAGTTTCGTTTCGCGGGCAATCATCGAAGGCGTTGCGCCCTCGGCCTTACGGCGTTCGATCAGGTGCCATTGCCAAGCGGCAAGGCGGACACGTCGCCGAGGTTTGCCCGCGTATTGCTGCATTTACGCGAAGTTGCGCGCCGAGATAGTCGCGCCAAAGATGCCGCCAAGTTTTCGCGTATGGCCGAAGCGGGGAAGCTGTGTAAGCAGTTGACCGACTTCCGGCGGTGCTGGCAAGAGTCGCGAGGGGTGCTAGCAGGTTAGAAACGCGAAAATTTACGAAGTCTAAAACACTACTGGCCGGATGGATTTTGACTCGGCGCGAGTGGTTTAATTGCACGACTGAAATTATTCAGTTTTTTATGTTTCCTGCGGCCATGTTCGGACGGATGCGGGCGAGGTGGAGGAAAGCGCGACTACGCGCAGTTAAACACTGCTGCTTACGTGTTTTGAGACAAGTACGCCTACAGACGCAATCGGTCTACGGAACCGAAGGTTGATGGTTCGAGCCCATCCGGGTGTAGTTGAAAGCCCGCAAGCGTCCCTGCTTACCTCTTTTTCCGTCTTCGGTTTCCTAGACCGAAGATGCGGCGGACTGTGCGATTCCGCGCAAGTTCAATTTCTAGGCGTGTTTTTTATTTCAAGGCTTGTATCATTGGAGCCATGGAAGTGACTAAAGCCATTGATCCGAAGGTTTCGACAAAGATCGCGCCGACGCTTTCAAAAAACCTACGTCGAATCTTAAACGAGCAGGACGTTACGGCTTATTGGCTCGCGAAAGAGTCGGGCGTATCGCACCCCCAAATTTATCGGTTTCTCGACGCGAAGAGCGAAGCCGATCCGGCGGTTTCGTCGCTTATCCGCATTTGCAACGCGTTGCACTGCACGTTGAACGACTTGCTCGGCATGTAGCTAAACTGCTTTTTGCTGCCAAATGCTTGCAAGGCAGTATTCGCCAAACTAAAGTTGCCAAGCTGGCGAGCCCGGCGAGCGGTGCAACTTTTTCGGAGTTGTTGGCGATGGCTGAAACAATTCGAAACGTTTATTTTTGCCAGCGATGCCAAGCCGTTACGCCGCACATTAAGACGCAATCGAGCTTGCAAGACAATCAGCTTTTAGCAACCGGCGCCATCTGGTTGACCATCTGCACTTGCGGGCTGCTTTTCCCGCTGGCTATTTGGGCTTATTACGCCGAAAAGGCGAAGCGATCTTCGCCATGGATTTGTGAGAAATGCGGGCTTAGCTGAGCCGATTTCGATTTTTCAAGTTTTTTGCGTTCTGCTGTTGACTATGTTCAAGCTTGAACATAAATTGGCCGCCGTTGGGCCAAGTTGACGCGACAACGCGGCAAAATGGCCCCTCAAAGGTTATTCGCCGCGGCGTCGTTTCGGGAAGCTTCGCCGCCGCGGCTTTTAATCGCTGGCGTGGGGAAATGGTATCCCGCAAGGAATCATCGGCCTTGAAGTGAAAGTTCGAGTCTTTCCGCTGGCTTGTTTCGGTTGTTGTCAAAGACGCAAGGACGCCGCACGGACAGCCGCAAAAGCGGCGACGGACGGACGGTAGCAGGACTCGACGCCGCATTCGCGGTCGTCGCCGCCATAGGTTCAAAAACCAATGTCGAATTGGCCCGCTAGAAGTCTGCGCGTATTTGACCCGGCCGCCGCCATGGATGGCGATTTTTCGTTCTGCACTTTGAGGGAGGTATTCGAGCGATGGTATTTGCCGGCCGTGCTTACCGATCCCCTCGAGCGTTCGCGGCCGGCCGCCGACTCGACGCTGGCGCTGTATCGCGACGCTCTTGGATGGTGGGAGAAGCTCACGCGGAACCCGGTAGCGTCCGAGGTATGCGACGCCGACGCGGTGGCGTTTCTCGAGGGCCTCAAGACGGCGACTTTTCGCCGCTCAAAATTCGGGGCCGATCGCGTTTTGTCGCCATCCACTCGAGCGAAGCACGTTTCGACCATTCGGGCGATTCTCTCGAAGCTGACCGACGCCGGGAGCGGGCGGGCTTCTCTCGACGTCTTGGCCAAGCGAGTGAGGCTTCGCAAGCCGATTGTAAATTGCTTGCCGCGGTCGACGCCGCCTATCGATTTATTCTTGTCGATCCTTGCGCGGCTGCGAGCCGACTTGGCGCTATCTCGGGTAAGCCTGCCCGCGCCGAGCGGCTCGCGGCCTGTCCTATGGTGGAGGGCCATGCTTGCCACGCAATACGCGCACGGATGGCGACTCAACACGGCTTTGAGTCTGAAAAAGTCGTTTATTGTCGCCGAAGACATTACGCGGCTACGCGTTCCGGCCGAGGCGGTCGGCAAAACGCACAAGCCCGCGATAAGGCCGGTGCCGGCGTGGCTGTCGCATTTATGGAGCGAAGCAAATGTCGCCGGGCCGGAAATTTTAGGTTGCCCGGTCAATCCGCGGTGGCTTCTCGACGGATGGCATCGCATCCAAAGGGCTTGCGGCGTTGGGGCGTGCTATTCGCTGCATTCAATTCGTCGGTTGCATGCGATGGAGGTGGGCCGAGCTGGTTACGACTTGGCGGCGGGCGTGTCTCGAGACGCGCTTCAGCACTCCGATTCGTCGACGACGCGGGCGCATTACGCCGACTTGCTCGAGCTGGCAATTTTGCGGCTTCGTGCCGTGGCTTAATTCATTCCCTAAGCATGGAGGCGAAAGCGATGGGGCTGCCGACGTTTGATTTCGGGCCATTTTTGGCCTTCGTGTTTTTTCTGGGTGGAGGGTGCGGCGCCGTTGCGCTCGCGCTGTTTTTGTTCATTCCTTTGCCGTGGTCGTTTTATGCCGGCCTAGCGTCTGGCGCTTTGGGCTGCATGGCGGCCGTTGGCGCTTGGT